GAGCAACAATGCTCGCTGCTCCGGTGTAGTTGACTGCAAAAATCTTAGCCACGTTCGAAAGCGGACTAACGCCACCGTCACCACCACCAACAGAGGCAGCGTAAAAAGTAGTGCATTGACCTTGTACTTGCGGACCAGCCGCAATAGATGTGTCAACGTTCGAACCTTCATCAACACCATCTCCGCCGTTTGTAAAATACGTTGCGATGTCGGCGTTAATCGCTGTAATATCGGCAGAACCACGCATGGTCTGCACGAAAATTTCTACGACTCCTTTCAGGGCAGCCATTTATTTTCTCCTTCTCAGGGTGTGTCGGGAATTGAAAATTTCAATAAAACGCACGATGAATATTTTACTATCCACCGTGCGATTATTATGTGTGGTGATTACGGCCCGGCAGGAGCGTTATCCCAAGTACCCACAACGATACCCTGCGGACGGACGATTGCCTGTGCAATGCGTTCTTCCATCAGAAGGATTAGAATGTTCCTAGTGAAATTGTCGTTATGAGATTCTGACATCCGCATGACGAGTTGCATACGGTCGTAGAATTCCACAGCCTGACTGAACGAACCAGTAACAAACGTACCAGCGGTCACAACGTTATTCGGCTTGATCGGGATAGACCAGATTTCACTTCCGGAATCCATAGCCAGTAGATACTGACCGTTCGCACCCTTGAGAGTTTTCAAGATTGCCCAATCAGTCAAGTTCATGAGCACATTATCAGGCATGTACTCTGCGACCGTTGCAAGAGTAGCAGCCTTGAGAATCGCGTCAAGCTGATTGTCGCCAACCGCACCAGCAGACCACGCATAGGTCTGTACGCTTGCATCAGTAGTGATACCATTCAACTGCGGCGTGGCCCCAGTACCGTACATCAACTGCTGATCTTCAACACGCAGCACGCTTTCACGAAGACGATTATCAATGTACTTCTGCAATCGTGGTGCGTCTTCCATCAACTGACGAGTGACTTCAATCCAATTCGCAATCGTCTCGACATTGATAGTGCTTTCGGCAGTAGTCACATCGAACTGCGGTTTCTGGTGCGCCGGAGTAGTCGGCAAGAAAGTTGCGCCAGTTACTTTTGCGCCAGCAACGGAATATGTGATAGCGCCAGGAATAACGACTGTCAAGGTAATCGTTCCGGGTCCACCATCAAGACCAGCAGGGATACCACCACCGGCAATCACGACCGTTTGTGTATCTGTGCCTTCTCGCAGAGTCAAAGTCTGACCAACGAACATTCCAGCAGTGTATGCGACTACAATAGTACCATCACCAGGGGCGGCAGCGGTCGTCAGTGCTGTATACAGATTGAAAAAGCCGGTTTCCTGAATGATCGTAATCGCATCACCGGAACACGGATACGCAGTCAAGATGTCACGCACATGGAAAGATCGATTCGGATCAAAGAACGGGTCAGGCCTACGTAGAACAGTCTCTTCCGTCAATGCACCCATCGAAGCAGCCTCATTAGTCAGAAGCTTCATTTCCATGTTTGCATCATAAATGAGTTCTTTAGCAGACTTGATTCCAACATCATTCATTGTGATGTTTTTTCCAAGCATCGCGCCATTGGTAGCTTTGTATTCATCACTCTCGGTGTATCGCTGACCAAGTGATTTAAACTGTTCAACCTGTTCCGCGTTGAATTTGCCCTTGCGATCAAGCGAAGCTTCAAGCTCATCGCTGCGCTTCTTTTCTGATTCAAGGTCAGTCTGAAGCTTTTCAGTAATCTCGTCAGCAGCAGTAAGTTTCTCTGCAATCTCTTCCATTCGTTCCGCGTTCTTTGTGTCCTTTGCTTGTCCTTCCGTTTTGATCTCTTCGTCGCGCTGAGTCATGCGCTCTTTCAGTTCGTTGAAATCAGCAAGAACGGTTTTCAATTCGTTCTTAACCTCGCCGCCATACTCGCCAATTTTTTCCTCGACGGCTTTGACAACATCATCCAGATTTTTCATGTCGGGCATTGTAGCTCCTTTCGCTATTTTAGTGAATAGTTTTTTGCCCTACCAAAGAGCCGTCGATAACTTCTAGGCTCCGCTTCTAATCATATCAGCCAACGAAGCCATTTCTTCATCACTGATATACTGCTTCGATAATTCGGAAACTGTTTTGATTACATTTTCATCTGTATCTTCAGTGTCGTCTTCTTTCGCTGCAATCAAAGCGACACATGGTATTCCGTATGCATTAAAAATATTATTTAATGCTTTGAGTTCTTTTTCTGTATACACATCAATGATGCTTTTACCCGCTCTGTTCCAGGGTGAAATAAGTTCATCGTCATCAAACTGATCCTGCATTTTCGAGTAGTACAAATCAATGTGTGCTTTAACTTCAGCCTCATCAGCAGTAGAAATTGCAACACCACCACGAGCACCCTGAATAGAAGCAGCCGCAGTAAAGATAGCGCGAGGAACAGCTTTTAGTTGACCATCAACTACATCGACAAATGGTAACTTATATGATCCAAGTTCGTTCGGGTTTTTCGCGTCATACCACAAGAACGCCCATCGATACTTCGCTGGAAGTTCCTCTGTATTTTCTGTAATTTCAAGAAACTTTTTCACTCAACCTTTTGCTTGTGTCGCGTTCCATCTGTAGTCACGAGGTGCAAGGCGAATGTTTCGATATGCAGTCGCAGCTTTAATTTGTGATGTCTGACGGGTTTGTTTTCCTTTTGATGCATCAATAACGCCGTCAAGATTGACAGCACCCATCAGCATTGCAATATCACCAACTTGATTTCTCAGTCGTGCAAGCTCTCCACCAATATCGCCAGGATCACCGTAGGATTTTAAAATAGCCGCCATCTCATTTGCAGGAAATGAAACCGGAGAGTATTCCCACAAGTCAAGTTTGCGTAGGTTGCGAATTCTCCACTCGTCTGTATCATCTCCATCGTAGTCGTACTTGACAGGAGTGAAGCCGAATGACATTTGATTCACTGCGCCGCCATCAATAGCAGCAAGGTAATCATCGCACTGCCTGCTGTCTGTGACTTTCGTTAGAGCAAATGCGCCTTTGCTTTGTTCTTCTATTATCAGCGGACGACCCATTGGGTTTCGCCAATCATGCTGCCACAGCACGCGCACAAGATTCTTTGATTTATCTTTATTGAATCTTTTTTTAATCGTCTCTTTAAATGCCCCTGGATGAACAATGTCGTGGTCGCTGTCTACGTTCCCGAAGACCGAAAAGAAACTTTCAAAAGTACGGTCCTCAGTATTCGCTTTCATTTCGACTGCGACTGATTTTGTTTTCATATCTGGCATTATTCAAACTCCCTTGAAAATTTCAACGTCTTGTTGGTTTGTATCGAAGCATAACAGTGCAACGACAGTTTGCGTCTTCTGCTGCGTCTTCACTTTGACCAGGAGCCTCTGTCTGTACGCCACTGCCTAACGTGAATAACTCTTGAGCCGGAACAGGTTCAACGCCTCTGTGACTCTTTCTTACTTTCTCGTCACTCGCTGTTGCCCACTGTTTTATGTAGTTGTTTAAATCAATTTCGCCGCGTGATCCCGCTTGCTTCCATAGATCAATACGGCCACCATTGACCGACCTGTTCATCTCTGTACGCGCTATTGTTGCAGCCCTTTGATTCAACATCACGTCTTGATTGACAGCAAGGATACGGCTAATTTCTGTATTATTCACACCCTCGTCTAACAGTTCAAGATACGTTCTATTCAGTGTGGTAGACTGGCGCTCTGTCAAACCAATCTGACTTCTAATTAAGTCAGCGGTAGATTTGTTGGTCAGTCGTCTTTCATACGCGCCTTGAATTGTTCCTCTCAACGCTTGCTCTGTTTGACTTGAAATGTTAGTTACAAACTTCGCTGAATTATCTTTGATATAACTCAACGTCCGCGCTTGGGTAGGATCGTATGCAATAATTGTTTGAGTCGTAGTCAGTGTAGTAGCAGCAAGCTCACCACCAGCCGTTACGCCCCTTGTGATGTTTGGATCTGCAACAACCATATTCGCTTCGTATACAGAATCAGTCATACTTGAAATCAACTGCGGGTCCATGCGCTGTATCGCAAGAAAGATTTCCTGATCGCTATAAGTTTTAGCGACCTTGTTCATTGCCCTTTTCCAGTCAACTCCCAATATCTTTTCAAGCCGCAACTGTACTGAATGGACGGCGACTTGCTCTTGTTGAATCGTTGCTTTCGTATCAATTTTCGGAATGATTATATTTTTATAGTTCGTGATTCCCTTGCCAGTCTCACCGTCTTCGTCCAACACTTCTTCTGTGTCTGGTTCTTCTGTATCAAATTCATCATCAATCGCAACAGATGTCGGGATCAAATTCATTGGCAAATAACCAACGTCTGTTCCTGTGATGTCGTCTGTTTTAATATTGAGTCGTAGTCTACGGTTTACCTCATCAAGAGGAATGCCCATTGCAAACATTTTCTTGCCACTGTCAAGCCGGTTATCAAAACTTAATCTTAGCGCACCAATTGATTCCTCATCATAATCAAGTTCATACTCTGCGCCAAACTCAGGCTTGGCTAAATATTTGTTCAACGTTTCTTTTACAACACTGTCAAGCTTCGGGATTAAATGATCTTCCCAGTAACTCGCTCTGGCTGTTTCATAGTTGCTGTATTTAATATCTGACTGAACGATCATTGGAAGTGGAACGCCAAACATCGCAGCGATTTCTTCTCTAGTAAACTTTCTTGAATTAAGAAAGTCCATCTCTGCTGGCGATAACGAGAATTGCTCCCACTTCACATCAGCACCTAGGATCAGTGGCCTACGCGCATTACGACTCGTTAGAATCGACTGCTTCATTTTCTTAACAGTCGCTTTGTATTCGTCATTATCTAATGTGTGGTTGAACATAAATGCGCCATCAGGCACACCGCGATTGGCAAACGATGACTGTTGCCACTTAGCAGCAAGCACATCAGCGTCAACAGTCTTTGATCCAGCCTGAAGAGGACCAAGACCCAAAGTCAAGTCGGCAGGGTTCGGTAATTGAAAATGGATAATATCTTCAACGCCTACATCCTGTACCATAGTGCCAGTTCTAACTTTATATCCAGAAATCAAATTAGTATCACTCAAAATGGGTGACACCCTGTCAGGCATTAGAAC